AAGAAAGCTTTGGCTCTGGTAAACCTTCTGCGCTTAAACTACTGAATCAGACCATGGGTCCCGGATCAATGCCTTCGCCGATAAAGCAGAACCACATGGCGGTTATGCCTCCTTCACTAATGAATTTGCAGACCATGGGTCCCGGATCAATGCCTTCACCAATGCAGAACCACATGGCGGTTATGCCTCCTTCACTAACGAATTTAATGCCTAGGCGCCCCTCGTTTGGCTCTGGCAGGGAGAGCGTAGGCGGTATGGTTCCGATGGCTTATGCGACCGGTGGCAACGTCTCCGCAGCAGACTTTAAAGAAAAGAGTGGAATAATAAACGGCGAAGGAACAGAAACCAGCGATGACGTTCCGGCGATGTTGAGCGATGGCGAATTCGTGATGACAGGCCGAGCAGTACGCGGAGCTGGTTCACTTTCGCTGGGTAACGAAAACGGCATTATCACCTTAAAACCAACCGGTCCCGAGGACCGGGAAAAGGGAACTCAGCTCTTGTATGAGATGATGGAACTTTTTGAGGAATACGCAGATAAACCAAAATCGAGGGTGAACGCAGCATGAGTATTTTAACGCCTGGCCAGCTCCAGCAAATAAGAAAATTCGAGGAAGGCGGTTACGTTTCTGGTGTAACAAGAACAGATCAGATGATGGACCCCATTACTCAGCAGCTTTTGTACGGTGAGGATGGTGAGGGCGGCTTTATTCCTGGCGCTTTTCGGGCGGCAGAAAGAACTTTTTTTGATGAAGAAGGCAGGCCGATTGTCATTCCTCAAGAAATTGCAGGGCTTTCGCCGGACCAAATTAGAGCGCAAGAGTTGACAAGAAGCGCTGTAGGCGTGCAGCAACCGTTTATCAACGAAGCGATTAGTCGTGGCCAACAAGGCATTGACGCTCTTCAAAGCGGCATTGGCGGTCAAGCTTTAGCTTCGCAGCAAGCTCTTCAACAGATTCAGGAAGGATCACGGTTCGCACTTGATCAAAGAGATCGAGCGATGACTGACGCGATTGGCGGAAATCGGCAAGGTCGAGCTAGGGCCATTGAGGCAGAAAGCAGATTGCGCGGTGATTTAGGTGACATTACAGGAATGGCCCAAGATAGCACTGGTCAGTACATTGACCAGCTTGATCAGCAGGCTGCTCAAGGCCGAAGGGCGACTGAAGATTTTGGCATGGACTTGGCGAAAGTCAGGCAGCAGGGTCAAAGAAGTTATGACGAGTTTGGGAAAGACATAACAGATGCAGTCGGGATGGGGATGATCGGCAAAGAAGACCTGTCACGCGGTTTGTCGAGAAGCGAAGAGCTTGCGTCAGCCGCTGCGGCTTCTCAGCGAGGGCGTTTGGATCTTGCTGAAACCGGCATGGTGGGTGGTATCTCACAGCTTAATCGAGATTCGACGCGACAGCTTGGCGCTGAATCTGCAGCTACTAGTGAGTTTGGCGGTCAGCTTGGCGATGCTCGCACGCAACTGCAGAACACCGTTGAAGATGGCTTTAACATAGGCGACAAAACTTCTGAATATTTTGACCCCTATGAAGATCGAGTGGTTCAGCAGTCGATTCGAGATGCGAGCGAAGGTTTAGCCAAGCAAGACATGGCTCAGTATGCCCGAGACATCTCTTCAGGCGGAGAATCTGCGTTTGGCTCCAGAGCGCGTCTAAGCGCTGAGGAGCGAGCAGAATCTATGGGCAGAGGATTGGCCAAAGAAGTTGGCGGAATCCGCTCAGCAGGCTTTCAGAGGGCACAGCAGACGGCAATCGGTGAAGATGAGCGAGCCAAGCAAGCTCAGAGAACCGCGTCATCTGGTTTGGCATCTTTGGCAGGGCAAGAGCTTGGCGCTGAGCGCGGTTTAATTGACCGAGCAGCCCAAGCAAGTCGGCAGCAGTATGGCGCTGCTCAGAATTTAGCAGGAATGCGGCAGCAGCGAGCTGCGAGTGAGTTGGCGTCTTCAACAAACTTAGCAAACACGCTAGGGCAAGGTGCCCAACAAAGGTTTGGCGCAGGTCAGCAGGTTGCTGGTCAGGTTCAGCAAGCGGCTGGGCAAAAGCTTCAGGCCGGGCAAGGATACGGCAATTTAATCCAGCAGACTGCCGAATCTCAGCTTGGTGCTCAGCAGCAGCTTGGTTCTCAGATGGGTCAGCAAGCTCAACAGCAGTATGGTGCGCAGCAAGGTCTCCAAAGTTTGATGGGCGGGGCGGCTCAGCAGCGATACGGTGCTGGAACCGGCCTGGGCCAAACACTAGCTGGCTATGGCCAGCAGGATGCTGCGGCAAGAACTGCGGCTGGGCAGCAGGGCATGAATGTAGCAGGCACCTTGGCGAATCAATATGGCCAGATTGGTCAGCAACAGTTTGGTGCGGGTCAGGCTATGGCGGGAGCGCAGCAAGGATATGGCGGATTCTTGAGCGGTCTTGGTGGCCAAGCTCAACAAGCGGCTGGGCAAGATGCGGCTTCTTTACAAAACATTGGTGGCCAAAATCAGCAGCAGCGTCAGCGTGAGCTTGATGCACAGCGGGCTGGTTTGCTACAAGCTCAGCAAGCACCGCTTGCTCAATACCAAGCATTGATGCCGTTTGTTGGCCTGTCGCCGACCGGCACATCGGAGGCTACAGCTACCTACACGCCCCAGCCGTCAGCAATTAACGCTGGTTTAGGTGTAGGCTTGTCAACGCTTGGGGGCTTGCGTGGCTTCAACAACCCAAATGACCAATTGAGAAATTAATAAGGGACGGGAAACTTTTAAATTGAGGTTTAAATGACAATCGGAAGACCGCAAATGTATAAAGAGATCAAGGGTTATAATGCTGGGGGCATCGCTGGTTTATCCAAAAGTGTACCTGGGGATGAGTTCATGAAGATGATTGGCGGTGCGCCAGGCGTTGCGCCGGTTAGTCCTGGGTTCGGCCTTCTTACAAATCCGCCTGCGCAGACAGGTCCTGAGTCCGGCCCTCTTACAAATCCGCCTGCGCAGACAGGTCCTTCAGGTTTAGCGACCGATACCGGTGAAATAGACGCAACAACAAAAATGCTGATGGAACTTTTACAGCCCAAGGATTACGAGAAAGAGCGAAGAAAATATGAGGAAAGATTTTCTTCGTTGATGCCAGCGCGGAAACAATTGAATTTTTACGACCTGGCTTCTGAGTTAGGATCAGCGATATTGTCAAGACCTTCAGATGAGGGACCCTTTACAGGAATCGGCATTGGTTTCGGTAATTTTCAAAGAAGAGTTTCTCAAGCCGATGCTGAGGAAAGAAAACAAAAGCAAGCGTTTGCCATGAAGGCTGCTGAGCTTGCGATGACAGACGAAAAAGAATCTGAAAAGTTTATACAGCGGTATGCAATTGATACGCTAAAAGCTCGGAATGTAACGGGCGAGCCGAAGTTGATTACTCTGACCTACGACGAAGTTGGTGATGAGGGTCAGTTTACCGGGAGAAAGGTTCAAGGAAGTTTTGATAAAGTCACGCAAGGAACTACGATCAGGCGAATTATTACTGCACAAAACGGGGTGGTTACTTCAGACCTGCCAAATGCCCCAGGCGAAAGTAAATTAAGTGAGAATGTTGGAAAAGATTGGGTTAAGGCTCAATCAGAAATCAGAAGCAACGCTAGAACTGCGACCGCCACGATTGACATGATTAATGAAGGAAAAAAGTTAGCTATCGAGCTTGGTCCAGAAAATTTTGGTAGAGATGAAGCCTCACTACTGCCCCTCAAGCAATACCTCGCAGGATTTTTGCCGAAAGGCATAATTGATACTGGGATAATAGGCCGACAAGAATCTTTAGCTCAAGTCACTATTGGATTTACTTTAGCAAATGTTGCTCAGACTAAAGGTGCTATTTCAAACCGCGAGATGGATCTTTTCAAAGAAGCGTCTCCTTTTCTCGGGCAAACTTATGAAGGCTTTATGCTGGCTTTAGATATTCAGGAAAAAATTGCCCGAAAGTCAATGTTATTTGCAACAGAATATCAAGAACGGGTTAATGAATTGTACAAATCGAACCAACAAATAACCGGGCAAGAAATGTCAAACGAGATGAATAATTTTGTCGACCTCTGGAGAGCTGAAGGGAAAAACCTTTTCTTGACTGATGAGGATAAGACGAGAATCAGCGCATTTAACGAGCAGGGAAAGGATTTAGGAGTAGCGTCCGATTACAGTAGTTATGAGTCAAGATACAGAAACTCCTTGCGCCTAAGAGAAACTGAAGAAATTAAACTAACAGACAGGGTTATTAAAAACGCATCAGATCCTCGGGAAGCATTGATTTATAAATTGCTTAATGATCCAGATCTGACAAAAGAGCAGCGGGAAGAGCTTATCTCTAAAATCGTAGCATCTAAGGAATAGGGTTTAGCTAACATGGCAACCATGGATTATTACAAAGAACAGTTGGCGGAGATAACTTCTGCAGAACAAGAGCAAAACCGTCCTGATGTGGTGGAACGAAAAGCTGTTTCCAACCTTTTCTTTGACGACAACGCTGCTCTCGAATACCTTGCCTCGAAAAGGTTTCCGGGTGATCCAACGGCTGTTTACCGTTACAGCTACCAGGACGGAGAGCTGGTTTTTGAGGACGAGAACGGAAATATAGTCCCTGAGTTTGAAGGCCTTGAAGACGCAACTACTGTTGAAGAATATTTTATACCTAACGTAATTCCGGCGACGACAATTGTGGCGGATATCGCGGGAGGCATGTATGGCGCGGCGAAAGGTTTTGAAAAAGGTGTGAAGCTTGCTAAGGTTTTGCCCATTAAACACCCATTGGCAGTAGCCGCAGTTATTTTAGGAAGTACGGCTGTCGGTGGTTTTGGCGGAAACTTAATTTTTGGTGGCGCTCAAAGAGCTGGCAGAGAAGCGTTAATAGATACTTTTCACAACGCCTCTCCAGAAGAGCTGGCTGCTGCTAAAAACGACCTTTTGGTTTCTTCTGCGTTTTCAGCGATACCTTTTGGTGCCGGACCTGCAACGCAAATTATAAATAAATTCAAGGGCAAGGAAGATAGTCTTCAATATCTGATTAGTTTGAAAAAAGATGCCCAGGGAACCATCGATGAAGCTGCGAAGATGGGCATTGAATTGACCGCAGCAGAGGCTGCTGAATTTGCTACTAGAGCAGTAAACCTGCAGTATTTTCTTAGCAGACAGCCACAATTAACAGCGGTTCGTGAATTTTATCAAAGTAGAGCTAAAAGGGTTGCTAGTGCAGTTGAAACCTTTGCAAACAAAATTGGCTCGATGCAGCCTGGAAGGTACGGGAGCGTTAACGATCAAGCAATAGCTGCTTCAAAAGCTGCTATGAAAGAAATGAGTCAACGCAGGAAAGATAGATCGAAGCGTCTTTACGATTCTCTTGAGGATCAGGTTGAGGTTGATATAGAGCCTTTAGTGTTGCGGCTAGACGACATAATTGGAGATTTAAAGCAATCTAAAGCTTTGAGAGAAGAGGCGCAAAGGTTTAGGGATGCTTTATTTGACCCTGTTGATGTTGAGCGAGCGGTGCTTGATAAAACAACCGGAATGCCTCGCGTTGATAATAACGGAAAAGTCTTGATGGAGCGGGTTATTGAGCAACAGCCTGTGACTGACTTAATGGCCCTCCACAGAAGAAGAACTAATGATCTTGAAGCAATCGTTAAAGATAATCTTGGCAATCCTAATTCGGGAACCATCATAGGTCTAAGAGAAGATTTGACTTCGCTATTGGATGCCGCAGATATCAGCGGAACTTACAATTTAGCGCGAAGAGTTTATGACCCGACAAAAGCAAGCCTGCAACTTACTGAGCAATCAGCCATCGGCAGGCTCGCTCGCATGGTTACTGATAAACAAAGCGCAAATGCTGTTAAAGAAGTTTTCAATCCAGATGTTTCTGTTCAGTCAATGCGAAACGCTAAAAGAGTATTGTCAACAGTAGACCCAGAAGGCTGGAAGGAAGTTAAAAAATACGTTATTCAGGGAAAACTTGATCAGCTAACTAGGCAAACAAACGAATTGGGTCTGCCTGCTTTCTCAGATTATTTTTCTCGCCCAAACAATCAAAAAATGATGCAGGAGCTTCTTGAGCCGGAAGAGTATCAAAATTTCGCAAAGCTAATTGACTTAATGGATCGTGCATTAAAAACTGTACCTCGCGGCGGTTCTGCCACCCAGCCCTTGCTTGCTGCTGAGAAAGCGCTTGCAGAAGAGGTTGGTACCGCCGGAAGCGCGGCGGCAAAGCTTGTTCTGGGCACGATAAGGTTGCCGGGAAGGACTGCCAGTGGGCAAGTTTTTGATGAAACACTTAACAACATCAAAATGAAGCAGGTTGAAACTTATTACGAAGCCCTTGCTTCAGTCTTGTTTGACCCTAATGCGGCAAAAACTATTGATGATGCTTATAAGTATTTTAATAAACTTGATTTCGGCGTCAAGCAAGGCGGCGTTCAAGGTGTTAGAGAAGGCGTTGACGCTGCATCTGACTACACTGATAAAGACGGCGCTTATGATCCGTCCGAAGATGATAAAAAAAGAATCCAAAGCGAGATAGACGCCATTAACAGCGGCCAGAAACCGTTGTCTAAAGAAGCTGATGTGCCAATCTTCAACCCCCTACCTTCAACGGGCAGCGGCATTTCAAGCATGGGGATTCGCGGTGCTACAGTCTTGCCATCTCAGCAAGATAGGGAGCTTGATGAAAGACTTAGAAATTCAAAGTCCGGGATAATTAACTTGGCGGTCTAGTCTTCGTCTTCGTCTTCGGCAAGCGTAGCGGCAACCATTGCGCCGTCAACGTTGTAGTCTAATTCATAGCCCATGATCTCATCGCCGCCGGTTTTAATGACGAGGTTGCGGCTCATAAGACGCATCAGAGCAGCCTGTTGGTGCAGGGTTAACTGACTGAATAACTGAATGATCTCAGAAGCTTCGAGCGGTGGGCGATAGCTTGGAGGTAACATTTTCTTGGTTTTAAAAATACTCATTTGTCAAAGATCCGCTTGTGCTCCTGCTCGATTAAAATCTTGAGCTGCTCAATGCGGGTTCGCCTTTCTTGAAAGCAAATCTCTTCCAACAAGTCATACGTTTTTTGATCGACTGCCAAAGATTTTCTCTGGCGAGCGGTATGTAACTCTGTATCCATCATTAATCCTCCTGTAGACTGTCGGATTGTACATAAAATTGGACTAACGCACAAACATGTATTCACTAAAAAATTATATGCTATCTTTACAGTCGCATTGGTATATTAACCAAGCCGTATACAAAGCTGTTCAAGAGTCTATCCCTGCGATTGCGAAATTTCGCGCAAAGGAAGGTACCGAAAATCTGGGCAAGATGCCGATCCAAAAATTCACTAAAAAGATCTGGCCAGAAATTTACAGGGTGCCATTGTTTCGACGACAATACTGCAAGATGTTATGTGAAGAAATTGACAACATGCGTAGGGTGATTGGCTTTCAACCCAACGCTGGCGAGGATGAGCTGCGCCAAATTCCTGAGATCGTTCTCAAACAACACGTTCCCGAATTATACCGAAATATGTGGCACCTCGTTCATAATGTGTTGTCGCCTATTATTTATAGCTTGTATCAGAGACAGGTGAACGAAATTGCAAGCGTACAGATAGCCAATTACAACCTAAAAGATAAGCAGCAGGGCGCCTGGCATCACGATGAGTCTGCAGATATCAGTGTGGTTATACCTTTGAACACTGGCGATTATGTTGGCGGCGGAACGGAGTTTCACAACCACGGCGTGCTAAAGCCGCTGCCAACAGGCCACGCATTGATTTTCCCTTCCTTCACAAATCTGCACCGTGGTTTGGCCGTCGAGTCTGGGGATCGTTACCTTCTGGTTTTTTGGCTGTACGACCGAAGCCGAGCGATTCATCTTTACGAAGAAGTTGCCCAGTAGCACAGAACGGCTAGGCCTCTGATTTTTCCTTGGCTTTGCGAGCAGCATAGTCAGTCAGCTTTTCACCGAACATTCGTTGAAACCACTGGCCCCAGGTAAAGCCTTTCCCGTTAACGATTTGGTGCCTGCGCTTCCAAGCAGATCGGGCGGCGTAATACTTTTTATCGTCCGCCCATTTTTTCTCTTGCTCAGAATCCTTACCACAGGTCATTTAAATCAAACTCGGTTATAGCGCCATTGTTATAAGGTCTGTAGTCGCCGGTTTCATGACACTTCATGCCAATTTCGAGCGCTTGCTGGTTCTTCGCATGACCATACTGCACAGCCTCCTCCGTCAACGTGTAAACACCGAAAGGATAAGGGTGCGCCTTTTCTTGCGCCAAGAAATAAAATTTGTCGCAAGGTATGTCAAGGTACTCGGCAGCGGCCAAATAAAACGCAGCTTGCTGATAATAACGAAACGAGTTCACAGCGTTTTTAAAACCACGCGGTGAGCCGTCTCGGCAGGTCTTCAGGTCCCAGATATCGGTGCCTGTGTACCAATCAAGCTTGCCTTTGCAGGGTTGGCCGCAGAATTCAAAAACCAAAGTCAACTCAACCTTGTGTTCTGGCTGCGGGATAAACTCCGCTAAAACTTCACGCCGCTCCATGCAGATATCATAGAGGGCTTGCTTGCAAGGTGTGCGCCCGTCCAGTCCAGAAGCCCAGTCCTCATATTCCTCTTTGCCTATCTTCGTGCGTCGATTGATGTGCTCTGGCTCTATCACAAACTCATCATCAAATTTGTGATGCTCCAGAAAAACTGTGTGTTGAACACGGCCTTCTAACAAAGCGGGTGATTCGTTAAATGGCTTGGCGTTCTTCCAAGTATACGGGCACTTGATCAGGGAAGTGAGGTCATGCGACCGCCACGCTCTCTGACCATCAACCGTGATTGCTGCATACGCTGGGTAATCGAGATCCTCGTAAATACCCGGTTTAAAATCTGGCATACACCCTCCTTAAAAAATCATTAAGCTGAGCACGATGCCAGCGCAAAAAGCGCTGATAACGGCCCAGCCGTTGTATTGCACGATTCCAATTGCTTTAAACATCACCGGCGATGCGAGGGTCATCACCCATAGAAAATCGCGTATACCAGATCTTCTTTTTTTTGTCGTTCGTCGAGTCATTCTTTAGACCCTCGCGCCATTGATATTTGAATGCTGAAATTTCCGCGTACTCCTTCACACGCTTACGACCGTAAACTTGGACCATCGCGTCTATACATTCGATGCCTTCGCGCTGGTAATGCTTTGGCGAATTCACGATATCTTCTGCACTTGAATCGGCAGTTGTTTTCTCAAAATCGAGAATTGCTTCTAAATAACGTTTATTCACCGCCGGTTTAACCAACTTGGTTTTTTTAATTGTGTAAAATGACGATGCGGGTAAATTATATTTTTCTAAAAAATGAGATACCGCCTCACCCTTTTGATTCATAGCCCTTTCTAGCCGAGCAAGCATTCGTTGCGCGTCCATTTAAAACGGAATCTCGTCGTTAAAATCTTCGACCGGCGCTGCGGTCTTTTTTACTGCAGCCATTGCGGCCAAACCACCTTTGCTCTCACCCACCTCAGCTTTTCGACCTTTTGCGTAAGCAGCAGCGATCTCATATGATTGATCAACCATCTCGCAAAGAAACGCAGGCAAATCCGCAAACATGTCGCACGCACTTTTACTTTCTTCGCACGATTCACCCGAAAATTCTTTGCAATAGTCTTCTAAATCAAACAATGATTGTTCGTTTACTGTTTCAGTTTTTTTGGCTCCGCCATCCGGCTTAAAGATTGAAACAATTTTTGCTCGACCACCGCTTGTATGCTCAACCTCTAAATCGCAATTCACACCCAATACGTTGGCCATATCAAACGATTTTAGCTCTGCCTCAGTAAAACTTTTGCCGCGCCAAGATTTCAAATCCTTGTGTAGGGCTGAGTTTTCATTCAAGGATAATGTATACTGCTTGAAAATGCTGAAAGGCTGATCTTTAGCTGTTCTTAAATCTGGTAGCTCGAAGAATAAAAAAACTGTATGCCGTTTTTTTGCATCCTCCTCTTTAAACTTTTCCTCACGAGTACCAGCATCCGCCAGCTTGTAACAAATTGCCCTGTGCGTGCCAATCGGCACTGCTTCGAATTCACCACCACCTGTACTGCTTGCGATCATTACCATGTTGCTTTCCCTTGTTTTGTGTAAAAGTTTGCACTATCGTACACACCTATATTTGAAAAGCAAGCGGAAAAAAATACATGGCAATTAAGGTTTCAGGCCCATCAAAAAATCAAAACACACCATTCACGGCTGATGCTCGATCAGAATTTGAAAACTTTCTGCTGAGCGCCGGAATGAGTGTTGACCCAAAAAAAGGCCTGGTCTCGGACGGCTCAATCGGTCGTGCTTACATGGAGGTTGACGGCAAGCGCAAGCTAACAGGCTGGTATCAACTATGGTTAAACCAGTCAGTACCCTACGGAAGATGCGGTGATTACCGGCTGGATCACGTCAATCCTACAGCGCAATGGCGACCCAACAATGGCGCTCGTTACGAGATGACTGAAGATCAAAAGCAGGAGATAAAGAGGCTTCAGGAAGAGGCAAAGGTTGAGCTGGCGAATAAGCAGACGAAGGCGGCGAAGATAGCCCAGAACATTTGGGAGAAGTCAACCCCATGCGAGAAGCACCCATACCTTGAGCGCAAGCAGGTGCTCGGCCACGGTCTCAAGCAGCACGAAGACGGCAGGCTGATCATCCCCCTTCTGGACGCGCAGCTTGAGATCGTCGGTCTGGAATATATTGATGACGATGGCGGCAAGAAATTTCTTACTGGCAGCAAGAAGAAGGGCAGCTTTTTTATTCTTGGTGAGCATATGCTCAAAGACGCAAAGGTGATTAATTACGCTGAAGGTTATGCAACTGCCGCAAGCTATTTTCAAGACATGGCACAGCCGGTTATCTGCTGCTTCGATGCCGGTAACCTCAAGCCGGTTGCTGAGACGATTAGTGAATATTTTCCAAACGCGAAGCACGTCTTTATCGCTGATCAAGACGAGAGCAGGACTGGCGAGGTTAAAGCCATCGAGGCGAGCCAGGCTGTGCGCAGCCGGGGCGCTGAAAGCGAGGTGCTCATACCAGAGGCGGTTGGTGATTACAACGATCACGCTATCGAGGGCGAGCTGTTGCCCAAATTGAAGACGGTGACGGTGCCGACTGAGTACGACTTTAACCGGAACGAAAGAGGAAAGTATCTTAATACGAAAGGGAACGTACAAGGTGTGATGACGCTGAACAGCATTACGTGCGCATACAATGTGATAAAGAAACGTATGGAAATTGAGGTGCCTGACACAAAGTTTATACAAGACATGCAGGACGAATCAGCGCTGATAGAGATCGAAGATCGCTGTATACAAATGGATATACCGGCCACGAAGGTGCGAGACTATTTAAAGCTGTTGGCGGTCGAATACAATCCGGTTAAAGATTGGATGGAGTCGAGGGCATGGGACGGGCAGAGCCGGTTACAGGATTTCTTAGACAGCATAACGAGCGCTGACAAGTCTTTGAAAGAAATGTTGATGAAGAAGTGGTTAATCAGTTGCGTGGCGGCGGCTTGTGAGCCAAATGGTGTCAGCCTAGAGGGCATACTGGTCTTTCAGGGAGCGCAGGGTTTGGGCAAGACGCTGTGGTTCAAGCGGCTGGCTGATTACGATCAAGGTTGGTTGCTGGAAGGTGCAACGCTAAACCCATCCGACAAAGACAGCGTGAAGCAGGCGGTGAGCCATTGGCTGGTCGAGTTGGGTGAGTTGCAGAGCACCTTCAAACGTAGTGACATGGATCAACTGAAAGCATTTTGTACGAAGAAGGTGGACGAGCTGCGCCTACCTTATGATCGAGCGTTCACAACGTACCAGCGGCGCACAGCATTTTACGCAAGTGTTAACGAAAGAGAGTTTCTGATTGATACAACCGGCAATCGAAGGTTCTGGGTCATACCAGTGACCGGTATTGATGTTAATCACGGCGTTGACATGCAGCAGCTTTGGAGTGAAGTAAAAGAAACCATGTATCGGGAGGGTCAGCAGAACTGGTTTCTCAGCCCAGACGAGCGAGCGCAACTGCAGGAGAGTAATGAGCTTTACCGAACCCAATCCAGCGTCGAGGATCTTATTCTTGAGCACGTCGATTTTTTATCGGTCGATACTAAGCCAGTGCAGATGACCAAATTGTTACGGGATTTAGGCGTGAACAGTCCGAGGATGGCAGACTTTAAGGATGCTGCAAGAATCTTGAGTGAGCGCGGGAAAGAACCGCGCAGAAGCTCGGGCAAAAAGATCTATGACTTATGTTATTCCTCAGTCGAGGACGACAAGACAGACTTACTCGGCTTCACCCCAAAGGGTTGGTCTTAGCTGTTGAGTGTATAAACACTTGCACATCGACACGGAGTGTGTATACTGTACTCATCAACAACAAAAACAGAGGTAAAGACAATGAGCATACAAGGAGCAATCGGGTACTTACGGTCGGACATCGAGTGGTCAATTTATCAGGACACTAAAGACGATAACTCTAGTAATTGGGTCGATGACAATGAAGTAAGTGACCACATCGCTGACGGAATTTATGAGGTTGAGCAATTCGATTTTTCGATTAAACGTAAAATTACTTTAAATACTAAGGTATTGGTCTGGAAAGGAAAAATTGATATCGAATCGTCGAAAGAAGCTGTAAGTGAGTTTTTAAACAGGGCAGACGATTGGCATAATTTTATAGAGGGCGTCATTGTTGGTGAAAAGCCGAACACTATAACGTTCATTTTAGGCAGCTAAATAAAAAGCTGAGGGACCAAGACCCTCATCAACAACGAGAAGGAAACCAATTAATGATTATTAAATATCAAAACGGTGACGAACTGCATTTTCCTAACATACCAGAGGCAACAAATATTGAAGCGCCCCTAGTAGAACCGCAGTCGCAGTGGGTACGTGATGCCAAAGGACATTGGATTAGATCATGAAGGGCTTCGACAAGGCGATGTTTGACTGGGAGAGCGCCCAAAACCGCTTACGGGGTGGACCTGACTCTGACTGGGAGGACCTTGATGAGGGCCTTGATGATGAAGAAGATGATGAAGAAGATGATGAGGTGTGAAGTTAAGAAAATTGCAAAAGCGGCTTAGGCCGTTTTTTTTTGCCTAGAACTTATTCATTTATTCTTGTACAAACACTTGCACAACGACACGGAAGGGGTATACTGTACTCATCAAATCAACAAACACAAAGGGAACCAAACGATGTCGGACTATAACGGATACACCAACAGAGAAACATGGCTTATTAATTTATACCTTGGCGAGTACTTCCAAGAGGTAGCCAATGACGGCGAGCATCTAATGGCGGATTATATAGAGTCTACTGTTTGGGACATGCTAGGAGAGGCCAATATCCCCGACATATTCAAGGACATGATAGACCTCGGCGCAGTTAACTGGCGAGAGCTTGCAGAGCTGTACTTATCAGAAGCAGCATAGGAGCATAAGACAATGATAACGCCAACAAAAGAACAGACCACCGCGTATCAAAAACTAAAGGAAGCGGGCGAGCTGGAAAATATGACGGGCTACAAGGTCGCCGACAATGAGATATACATCATCAAGGCCGACATTATAATTGCCATACTTCATGACGGCTTAATAACTAAGCACATTAACCTAAGGACATAAAGACCATGAACAATAAAAAATACACAGCATCAGACCTTACAAGCGCCAGCCTATTTGGCGCATTATTTACACTCACAACGCTAATCATCGTCAATCAATTCTTGGGAGCATAAGACAATGACAAATTTTGAAAAAGCACTATCAACAGACAATAACGAAACACTCGCCGCGTTTTATCGTGAATGGTTTAACGATTTTCTAACCGTTGGATACTTTGCCGAATACTATGAAGAAAGCGAAGATAACGCGCGGTTAGTTATAGAGCACGGGCGTGAATCCCACAATGCGGGGTGCGAGGCATGATGATAATGACAGACGCATCATCAAAAATAGACTTAAACGTGATAACGATGGATGCGTTTCAAAAGCTATACGAATTAGACCGAACTTTTATAGGCACGCCTAATTACATGGGTGTTACTTATTTCTGGGGACTACACGGTTACAAACATTACTTACGCGAATCATCGACGGCGCAACGCCGAAAGATTCACAAAAAATGGCTGGCGGCTGGTTTAGATCTTTTGAAAGAGACAGACGAGCATTACAGAATAATAGGTTCAGTGATGAAACAATTCCGTCAAGAAATTGTAAGGCTATACGGTGCATATGTTCCAACAACAGCGGCTGCTCATCAAACCAAAAAACACGAAGGAAACGAGACAATGGTTTTCATCGAATGCAAGAACAAGAACGGCCAGACATATGAGCTGGCCGCGAAAACCACGCTCACACTCGGGTCGTGATGAGTCCGTGTAAATGGTTAAATCGATCATTGAAAGCGTCAGGTAAAAAAAATGCTGCCCTATACCCTATATCGAATGATACGTAAGCTATTGTTTATACTGTTATTATTGTCATAGGGTGTATAGGGTATAGTATATATAAGTTTAAAATAGTAAGTAGTGTAAAGTGCAGCGCTACAGTTTTACATGGTGCGCATGCGTAAAGGTTTCAGTGCTATACACTACACCTGACACACTTGGTTTGGCGGAGAATTAACTATGGTAGACTACAAATTCGTGTGGAGCTTCGATCAAACGAGAGAAGAGAACTACCGAAGATGGCGCCAGTTGAACAACGAGGAGCGAGATGATTTTAATATCGCTCGTTCGCTGGAAGCGGAGGCTAGACAAACATTTTTGATGATGGAGAAAAAATGGCGGAGCGAGGCAGACCAAAGAAGGAACGAGCGCAATTGGTGGAGATGCCAAAGCAATTTATTGCCGACGACGAATTCGGCCTGACGGAAATGCAGACGGCCTTCGTGTGGCACTATTCGCAGGGCGGGTGTGGTCAGACGGAGGCTGCGCGAAGGGCTGGATTTAGCTTCCCAGCAATGAGCGCCAGCAAGCTGATGAATGGGCGCGATCATCCGAGCGTGGTCAAAGCGGTGCGCGCAGAGCAAGAAGAGATGCGCCAGAAATACGCTATCACTCCAGAAAAAACAGGCTCTATGCTGTGGAAGATAGCAGAGACCAGCTTCGAGAACGGGGCTTATAACGCTGCTGTAAGCGCGGTAAAAGAGTTGAACCAGCTTGCAGGCTTGACGATACAGCGGAGTCATTCGCTTAACATTAACGCCAACCTCGACAGCATGACCAAGAGTGACATCAAGTCACGGTTGAACGAGCTGCTAGGTGTGACCGACGAAATGAAGGACAGTGACTTATAGGCTTTTGGAATAGATGACCCGTAATTAATGAACTAAAAGAATAACAGAGAAAGAGAGGTCTCTTTCTCTGTGCCCCGCCCTCGCTGGTTTAATCAGCCTCCCCTCGAAATTACGACAAAACCCTTACAAATCAAAGACTTAGCCCATTATAAGGGCTTGGTCCGGCGAAGCCTGGTTTAACGGCAGTGCTCACAGGAGTCAAAGCCGTTGGCCAAAGCCTCGGTCCTCACTGGTTGGGCACCTCAAAGTGCATCCTAAACGCCCGTAAGCGCCGTCTTGGCAAAAAAATGGACCCCTATGGATCGAGTTTTTGGTTCTCGGAAAGATTTGATTTGGACCCTGGCACCCCCCTTTTTCTGGCCTCGGCTGAGGCGCTTAGCTATAGCTGAGTTCGGCGCATAAGGTGGTAAAAAAAATCTCAACGTAAATGGTCGCAAGATTCACCCCCCACCCCCCGTTTCCAACGAGAAAGCATAGGGGTCCCACCTAACCTATTGAAATATATAATATTTTTTATTTTTATTAAAAAAAAGGGGTCCCTTGGGGGCGAATCGGAGAGGGGGAGGTCGCCCAGAGGAGTGAGGGTAAGGGACCCCCGTTTGATATTGTCTTGCATGGTACCTCTATTTGCAACAGAATCACGTAAACTTTACGGGTGCCAACCTATGGTCGATTCGCGCAACAAGGGAGCTGCATATGAGCGCTTCGTCTGTAAGAAACTGAACGAATTCTTCTCCGAGCATGGGTTTGACATAGCCTGCAAACGAAACCTTGATCAATATCAGACCGCCAACCTGGCTGATATCCAAATTCCGGGCCACGCGATTGAGTGTAAGGCGTACAAGGATGGGTGGTGGTGGCGTCCAGAGTGGTGGAAGCAGGTCCTCGCCGCCTGTGGGAATGACATTCCGGTTCTTATCTACAAGTTTAACAATAAGATGACCAGGGTGTGCCTGCCGTTGTATGCTATTAATCCAAATTTGCCGCGAGATAACTCTCGTACAGCGGTTATTACCCTCGAAGAGTGGTTTGTGCTGTTGAAAAACTATTTTGATGCACAGCAAGAGGCCGCGTAATGCCGAGACTTAATGATATCGATATACCAGACATCTTCGACAATGTTAAATCTTATGGAATTGGTGGCTTGGTTAATGCTGCAAGTAAGGCAGGAAAAACGCCAGATACTGATATGGGCATTAAATCAGTTGTAAATGAAGGCATCGGAGCTTTACCCGCAGGAGATGAGATGATCAGAGGCGGTGATCTACAGTTTTTAATGAACACTCGCCCCGGCGTATTGAGAGCGCAACAAGATATGGGCGCGTTCCCCATGCCCTCTTTAGCGGTTGTCCGGCAAGATCAGCCGTTTGATAATTTTGGCGAAATCACATTAGTGGGCGACCCAACATCGTTTGACCCAAAGCGGCTCAAAGCAAACGTGGTATTTAATGCAGACGCCTACACAGTTCGCGCCCCAAGACCATTTCGTATAGCGCAAAAAGGCGCAGACCTTAAATTTAAAAAGCGGTTTCAATCCGTTGCAGACGAGTTTCAAGAAGGCCGGGTTAGTGATTTAACTTATGAGTTGGGCAATATGGAGCTTAAAAAACGAGCTACAGCGCAGTCTTTTGCTGATGTCCAGCGGTTTTTTGAAAGCGATCTTGTAGCTGATATTGTGTTTCTTCGTGAAAAAGGCATTACAGACATACCTACTACGGAAGGTTCTGGCGGCAACATCTTCTTGAAAAGAGAAGATTTGCGAGATTTGATAAAGCCGTATGCTGATGAAAGAAAAACTTGGGGAAGAAAAGAGCTTGATGAATTCTTTCAGGAGGAAGAGTTTTTTGACGCTTCAACTAACAGGGACTACTACACAGGTAAGGGATTGAAGCTAAAGCCGTACACGGCGGAAGAAGTTTTAAAATTTATGAAGAAAAACCGAGGGTCGGCCCAAGAAGGGGGGATGAGTACCCCCGGCGCGTTACGAGCAAGCCTTACCGAAAAACTTTCAAGCCTTAAAGACATCAGGGAGGAAAGCGGCAAGCTTGTCGGATCTGATGAGTTTAAGAATTTTCAAAATGCTTCTTATGAGCGTGTTAGCGATTTGGCCGAATCTTTAAAGCCATTTTATAAGTTTGACGAATCACACTTCGGGTACTCAGGTGAAGTTATTGAGATGTTAATAGAATCGCAAAAAAGAGGTATTGATAGAACTCTTTCTGAGTTTGGATTTGAAAATTTGCCTGACTACGCACTGCAAGAAATACAAGAGTTGAAGTCTTACTTTAGAAACGCCCCTACAGAATACTTTGAAGCTAAGCCCGAAAGATTGGTTGAGCTAAATGAGTTTGAAGGCGCGATTGTACCAGAAGATACCCCCGCAGACGTTTTGCAAGCTTTTAAAGATGCTGGAATAAAAACAGAAACGTACACAAATGATGCTGATCGGTTGGCGGCTCGCAAAAAATTTGGGGGCACAGCGTTTTCTGTTGCTGGCGGTATTACTTTGGTTGGCTTGGCGGCTTCGGAAGAAAGTCAAGCTGGCAGCTTTGGTACAATTAAAAAGTTGGTTAAAGACCAAAGGATTAAACAAGCCAAAGACGCTGGTTTCGACACTGATACGGTGTATTACCATGGTTCTGACTCGGATATTAAAGAATTTCGTATGCCGAGCCGCGAGACTGGTCAGATTAAAACGGTTGGCACTGGCGTATTTATGTCTTCGTCCCCTGAAGTGGCGAGTTCTTACGCAAAGTCTATAGATGGCGCGGCGGTGTACCCTGTTTACATAAAAAAGAAAGAGTTTTTGAGGGTTCGACCGGCGGGAGAAGGTAACCTTTGGAGCAATATTCCTACGGACGGACTTGTTGTTGAGTTCCCAAACGGCTCCACAAAGCCTGCCGCTGAGGTTTTTAAGCTGGATTCTGGGTCTACATCTATAACTACCGACGAGCTTTCTAGGATTGCAAAGTCTCAAGGCCGTAAAGGGTTAATCATAGAAGGCGTAGTAGACGCAGGAACAGGCGGTGCAGGTGAATATCGGTATGCCACGCAATACCTTAAAGAAAAAGGCTATGACGTTTCTTTACCAATAGGATCAACGAAAGAATCTTACGATAAAATGAGTTCGGTGCCGTCCGAAGTTATGAAAGAAGCGCGGTTGTATGCGAAAGAACAGCTCTATAGGCCATCGGACGTGGTTGTTTCTTTCGAGCCAAACAATATAAGGTCAGTCAACGCCGAGTTTGATCCTGAAAAGAAAGATTCGCCCCAGATATTAGCGAGTGCTCCTTTTGCTGGCGCTACCGGTTTGGGAGCCGCAACAGTGCTTTCTTCCGAAGACGCAGAGGCAGGAGGCATGGGCGTAACATCAAGAAGAATGCCGGAGGAACAAATTGCATCTATAGAATCTCCTGGCCTGCCTTCCCTCGCTGGCCAGTTAGGTTTGGGGGCTATGAGCGAAATTGGCGGAGTTTTAGCAGGCGGCGCGGCAGGTGTTGGCGAATACCTACGGGGTGGTTTGAGCGGACCCGAGTATGTGTACCCTTTTAATGAGCCTGCTACGGCTGAAAGTATTCGAGATGCTCGTGAAGGTACGTCTGAATTTGTCGGCGGTTTGTACGATGCTGGCCCCGAAGCCCAAGAGTTTGGTCAAGAGATCATGCGGGGTATTGGCGAGGAGATTGCTCCGATTGCAGAATATGCGATGAAGGGTCCGATTATGGACGAGCGTGGCTTGAACATGTTGCCGCTCATCGCTCAGAAGCTTGGCATTCCTGCTTATCAGCTTGCAGAAATGTTGTTTAATAAACTGCCAGAACGAGAGCAAGAAGCGGCGATTAGTGCTTCAGACGTTTTTCTTTAAAGAATAACCTCCCGCAGATCCCCGCAGTTTCGGTAAAGGTGAAAGTAAGCACCGTTGCCCTCTAACTTCCTGATCCTTGGCTCAATCAGCTTGTCAAATAACTCTTCTGCGCACTGCCGAGTTTTAATGAAACCGCCGCGCTTGCCATCGTGGTGATACTCTTCTAGCTCATAAACGTCTTTCATAATGTTCTCTCCATATGTTGAGTAAAAATTTTGCCTCTGGCCCCGCGCCGTGCTCACGTTGCAGCGCCTTTCTTACAGCTTTTCTCTTTTCATTCAAAGACTTATGTTTCATGTGAAACATTGTTCGGCTTATTGTCTCGAAGTATTTGTCCATTTATCTTGGTCTCCGCTAGAATGTTTTCGAGCAGCTCAACTATCTGCCCGTGGTTCTCTAAAACAACTTCAGCTTCTTCTTTGTCAAGTTCAATAATGATCTTACTCATGGATTGTCTCCTGTTCCGTGTTTATATGCAACAAATTATAACGTGTTGCACAACGACTCGCGCCGTGCTTTAATCAAATCTCGATTACGAGGAGATATTATGACTGCCCAAGAGAAGAAAGTGTATTACAACCGCGTTCGCCGTACCTGTAGGCTGCATGAGATTGATATCGTTTATGACGGTGTGCCGAAGATGTATTGCGCTGTTGAGTTGGTCAAGGATGGTAGCGTGATGTTTGCTGATCGCGCCCTTGGCCGCAGGCCGCTCGACATTGATTGGAAGCGGCTTCATGAGGAGATGGTTAAGTACGGCTACAAGGGAGGGGTCAAGTGATTCGACCAATAACGCAGATTAATATGATTTACGGCTACTGCCGCGTGTCCACGAAGGAGCAGTCAAAGTCTGGGGTGTCGATTCAGACTCAGCAGTCTCTGATCAGTGAGTTTGTCAAAAACAAATACAATCGGCCGGTTGATGAGTGGTTTATTGATGACGGTGTGAGCGGCACGATGGATATTCTTGAGCGCCCAGCATCCCGCGCTATGACTGACGTTATGGATGTGTCGGACGTTATTGTTTCTACCCGACTTGACCGGCTGTCTAGGTCAACTTCTGATTTACTGTCGATGATTCCGGTTCTCCAAGAGACCAATATCACGTTGTTTTTCTGCGAGCAGTTTGGTGATATGCCGATTGTTTACCCTAAGTTTGAGGATGAAAAGGGCCTTAAATCACGGTTTGATATGTCGGATATGGCCAACAAGATTATGCTGATGGTATTATCCGCTGTGGCTGAAATTGAGCACGCCAACATCAAGGACCGCTTTGGCGAGGGCAAGGTTGACTGGGCTTCTCGCGGATTTTCTATCGGTGGGTCCGCGCCGTTTGGTTATACATTCGAGCCTGTGAAGATTGGTAACAAAACCCGCAAACGACTTATTGACCACCCTGAAGAGCAGCGCGTGTTGAAGTCGATTTACCGCCTTCAGTCCCGTGGTTTAAGCAACCATAGGATCGCTAAGCAGATTAATAGCCTTTACCAAGATCAAAATATGTACGCTGCTAAAATAAAGCGTATCCTAAATCGTAAATATCAGGGCTTATCAAGCGCCGCGTAAGGGTTTAATATGGGCATTCACATAGGAGTAGTTATGACTGCTTTAGAAGACATTCAATTAGCCATCGCTAAGCTCAACGCTTCGCTTGAACAGGATTTCATGACGGACGCTGTGCGTGAGATCATGACGACTGCAATTGTTCATCTGCGAGATGCTGAGAGCCAGCTTCTGGGCGGTTAGTTATGGCACAAGAAGGATGGGGTCGCGGTACATGGGGCTTAGGTGCTTGGGGGACTCCCCTTTACGTTAATGTTTCGGTAACGGGGCAGCAGACAACTTCGGCGGTTGGATCTATGGCTGTCGTCGCTGGCGCTGTTGTCCAGCTCACCGGCCTGCAAATTAATTCAGGCCTTGGTGCCCTGACCGTAGCTGCCGAAGCAAACGTCTCCCCTGCGGGAAGGCAGACAAATTCCGCAGTCGGATCGCTTACGGTCAGAGCTAAATCTAATATAACACCAACTGGGCAGTCGATCACATCTGGCGTTGGTTCGATTTCTGTGGTAGCTGCGTCGATTGTTCAGCTTACCGGCGTTCAAACTACATCCGCTGTCGGTTCTCCAACGGTAGATGCTGAGGCGAATATCACGCTTGCCGGTCAGCAGATCACGTCCGCTTTCGGAACTCCTACATTTAGAGCGGTTAGCAATGTATTTGTGACTGGTCAGCAGATAAACTCGGCTGTCGGGCAAGTTTCAACAGTTTCCGGTGCGGTAGTTTCATTGACTGGGCAATCGGTTACAATCGAGCTAGGTACGCCTTTAGTTTGGGGCGAGATAGTTCCGGGGCAAGACCCTCGTTACAATGTTATTAGCACTTCTCAAAGTCCGGGCTACAGCCCAATCGATACCAGCCAAAATGCTGGTTATGATCAAATTAAAGCAGGGCGCGATGCTGCCTGAAGAAGGGGATAAAAAATGGCAACTTTTGTAAATGATTTGCGGCTAACCGAATTAGCGACTGGAGAAGGCTCCGGTACTTGGGGCACGACCACAAATGTCAGCTTAGAGCTAATTGGCGAAGCTTTAGGCTACGCGACTCAGCAGGTCTTCGGCTCTGACGCAAACGCAACGACTACGGTTGCGGATGGTGCTTCTGATCCTGCTCGCGCAATGTACTTTAAGATTACGTCTGCGGGAAATTTGACTGCGACGAGAACCTGTACAGTTGCACCTAATACTGTAAGCCGCGTGATGTTCATTGAGAACGCAACGTCTGGCTCTCAGTCAATTGCAATCTCCCAAGGCTCTGGCGCGAACGTCACGATCCTGACCGGAAAAACAGCAGTCGTTTATCTTGATGGTGCTGGTTCTGCTGCAGCGGTTGTCGATGCGATGGCGGGGGTCGATCCTGGTGTGGCGGATACGCTTACAGAAGTGCTTGTTGCGGGTAATGCGTCAGGTGGCACTAATATCGAATTAAGCACAACCGATAAGGTTCAATTCCGTGATGCCGCTATATACATTAACTCTAGTGTTGATGGGCAGCTTGATATTGTAGCGGACACTGAGATTCAAATTGCTGC